ACCTTATATTTGATATTAAATCTCCAGAATAGATTAAATTCTTATAAATAGCTGAAAAAGATCCTTCTACAGTAATAGGAGTATTTATTTGTCTAACTACTGGGTAAACATAACCTAATGTTTTTACAAGTTCTCTGTCTAATGGAATATTAAAATTAAAACCTTGAATCGCGGAGTCTTGTATGATTATATTTGACTTAGTTTTAGAAACTGAATTTGCATCATATACATCTACCGTTATTTCTCCGGGTAATAATACTGAAATTGAGTTACCTATTTCTTCGTATGCCGTGTTGTAATTAGGAATAGAAAAACGAACTCCTGTATTCAGTAATCCACTTTTGGGTTCAACGAATGGGGACACTGCATTTGTTCCAGAAGAATAATAAAGTACATTATGTGCCGTACAATTAACTGAAGCTGTTGGAATTTCGTTAACTTTGGCGTTTACTCCATAAGAAGTTATATAGCAATTACCAAAAGCTAATACAGGGAATCCAGAAATGTTAGAATTTATAACATCTGTAGGATTTGGATTTATAGACAAGAAAATATTTCTTTGGTCTCTGTATTTAAATGGATATTTAAATGTATTGTTTGTTGGTATCGTTAAATCAGTATTGTAAGCGAATCCTTGATCTCCGAAAGTGAATCCTGATAATATATTTCCACTAGGATAGACTTGCCCACCATCAAATTGATCTAAATTTGGAGGTCCAAGCTCTACATAAAATCCAAGTCTTGCTTCGTTTCTTAAATCCTTAATGTTATAATTAAAGCTGAGATTTATCTCTGGTGGCTTTAAATTATAATCATAAATTGTAGAAGCGTTTCCGATTTCAGTAAACCTTGCTGGCTGAGTAGATATTTGATAACTAAACTGATTTACTCTTTTAAGAGGTTGAATTAAATTATAAACTCCTGTTGGCAAAAGAGAACCATTAGCATCACAAAAATGATAACCGCTTGCTGGAGCGGGTCCAACAAGCAACAACTGGTTATTATAGATTACTCTATTTGTAGGCATTAGATTTTACTATGGTAAAGCAAACTAGCCATATAAGAATCTACTTGATGTTCACAAGCAATTTCGTGAATTTCTTCGATTCTCTTTGGATTTTTATCTACAGGAGACTCAACGTATTCGGATATCTTAGAATACCAGTTACTCTTTTCTTCATTGGCAACTATAATTTTTGTAATATCAAGAGCTACATCTTTTTGTTTATCGTTTAGCTTTTTAAGCTTATGCTTTTTCTTTAAAAGATTCTCTACTTCAGTACCTAATTTATTTGTAGCTTCTACTATGTCTTTTAGTTTGGTTACGCTATAATTTGCTTTAGAAGAAGTACCAACTGGTTTAACATTTTTAGTTGTTTGCTTAATTCCAGTAGTTCCTGACGGTCTTCCAGCATCCATCTTAGGACCGCCAATTAGAGGTTGATAAAATCCTTTATCTTTTAGATCAACAAAATTAGTTTGAGACTGAATTGACTCATCTGGATTTGGTAGCACACCTGTTTCGATAGCTTTAAGACCTTCTTCTGGAGTAAGAACTCCAAGTTCAATAAGACGAGTGTAAATTCTGTTAAGATTTTGATCTGTTTTAAGATCCATATCTTCGAAGAATGGAGTAGGGAATATTTTAAACCCAATTTCTTTAGAGATTCTCTTAACTTCAGGGAGTAAAAAGTCAGTTATAAAAGCTTGACGAGCTTGCATTAATTTCTGCCCCAAAAGAGAAACCTTTGTGGTAGTATTTGCAAACTTCTCGTTTCCAATTAGGATATTATTTAATCCGACATTGATATCTTTATCAATTACCTCATACTTCTTTGGATCAAGGATGTCAGCAACTTGAGGAATAATAAATTCAGCTTTTGTTGTGTAATCTGCAATAAGAACTCTTCCAATCGATTGATTAGTAAAGAGGTTTTGCATCGTTTTCAAGTTCTCTTGGTTTACTCCACCTTTATCAGGTTCAGTTCCCATTGTGACAAGAAGAACGACTTGCTGAATAGTTCTAGTAAGAGCCATATCCATGCGGCGCATTTCGATTTTGGCACTTATGTCTTCAAGAACTGGAAATCCCATTGGCACAGCAAAGGGTTCATAGTCTTGTTTCTTGTAAAACACAGCATAAAACTTCTTAGTATCTAAATGTAATAGAACTGCTGTAGCTTTTCCTTTTAAAACTTGCTCTTTAACGAGAGGATCAAGAGAGTTTAATATTTCTTGGTCTTCTTCTGTTCTTGGATGTCTAATTTGCTCAAGCTCGTAATCAGTTAATACTTTATAATACTGCCCTCTATTAAAAGAAAGGTTGCCATTAACTTGAACATCTGCTGGATTGATAATTATATATCTAGCGGGTAAAGAAACCTTCGCAGCTAAAGCTTGTGAACCAAAAACTTGGCTAATTTTAGACACATCTTCTTGTTTAATATCAGTGTCGTATCTATAAATGAAAACATTTCCAGAACGGTAATACTCTCTGAAGAACTTGTCTTGAAGAGCAGTAATATTTATCTTATTGAATAAGGCTTGGAAGAAATCTCTTGAACTTTTATTGCCACCTTTAAGATGTAAATGCCCACAAGAGAGTTCCGACATCAAATCAATAGTATTTCTGAACAAACCAAAGTTGTAATAAGCTTTTTGGCATAGAATTACAGTGTCTCTTACGTCAACATTAGACTTATTGTAATTATAACCAGTGGCATAGTTAAATGGCACCATGCCTTCATCAATATTGCGAAAACGATCTGTTCTCTCAATAGTTGATGCGGCATTTCTACGGCTTCTCGTCTCAGTGACTTTGCTTGCTACACCGCCATGAGCAGGAGTAGAGCCTTCCACCATCATTGGAGCGAAAGAAGATTCCTCAAATTTTTCTTTTTTAACCTTTGCCATAAGCCTAATAATTAATTACACATTTTAAATTAAAATTGGTGTAAATCCCGCAGCTACTATTTTATTTTCAGTAGTCATGATATCATTATAGCATTTGGAACCCCATTTACCTAACATTAAAGCAGTGTAATTATCTTTTCTTGCTCTATTAGGGGAATTAGAACGCTTTAAGTGTTGAGGAAGATCGAAATTAACAGACCCACGGCTACTAGTAGTAAACTCAACTAATGAGCATTGCTTTTTGGTATTATAAACAAGCAGATCTTGGTGTTCAATTAAGTCTAATTTATTCCAGTCCTTGTTTTCTTCTACGAAGATTATATCTTCTGGTATTCTTTTATTTATTTCTTCATTAAAGAAGCTCTCATTAGCTACCGTCTTTGAAGCAAACCAGATTTTCTTATAGTCAATTGCTGCTTGCAGATTTTCATTGCCTCTTCTAATGAAGGTAGTAGTGAATACTTGAGTTACTGCTATTTGTTTATTCTCAAGGTTATATTGACTCTTGGCTTTTTGAACCATTCTTGAATATTCAATACCTTCAAGGTCAGAATCAAAGTCAATAAACTTAATCTTCTCAGACTCTGAGTTTACAAATTGAGATTCATTATAAGTATTGAAGAAAATATCAGCACCAGCATTATCGCATATGATATAAACAATATTAAAGCTAGTCATTAAATAATGGAAGTACTTAATATGAGTATTTAAGCTGCCAAGACCAGCATAAGCATGAACGAGAACGTCATTTTTGTTTTCTCGGTCTATCTCTAAGATTGCCATTGCGAAATAGTCAGCATTTGGACTGTCGCTCATGTTGGGGTCCATTGCTAATACATATTGCTTACCACTGTCTCCCTTAATTTGAGAATGAGGTCTCTCTTCGAACTTAAGAGTACATTCTTCCATTTTCTTCATGCTGAAATAAGAATCACTACCATCAGTAAATTGAGCGCAATACTCTCTCAAGAAAGAAGCGTGAGAAGATCCGCCGTTTTGTGCCTCTTCTGTAATTGAAGAATCTATCATCTCTGGAGGAAGAGACTCATAGCTTAATTGAGAAACGAAATAAGTAGCACTTGTTGGTTCCTTTGAATAAATATTATCGCACCACTCTTTGTAAGTCTTATAGAGATTCTCAAAAGTATAAGAAGCCGAAGACAAGGCGATCATTTTAGAAGTATTCTTGAACTCCATGCGGTCAGCTTCAGTCATTGCGCCTTGTGCAATTAATTCATTCTCTTGTTCGCGAATACTAATACGCTCTTTGATATCTTGAGGCACAATCAAGAATGGCATTAATACATTTTTGATAATGTCTTCTGGTAATAATAAGAACTCGTCTAGCACAAGAACATTAGCACGGAAACCACGAATCTTTTCGCCGCTTAGAGGAATAGCTTTTATTGAGCCTTCATTAATTGACCAATCGTATTCATCATTGCGCTTCGACTTTGCGCCGAATGCTTGCATCAAAAGGTCTGCGCCTTTAGATTCGGTAATCTTTTCTATTGAATTGAAGATGCTTCTTGCTGTTCTGAAAGTTGGGCCAGCAATTAAGATTTTACTCTTAGGCTCAAAGATACACTGTAAGAAACAAAACACCGCAGCAGAGAAAGATTTAGAAGCTCCACGACCCCACACGTTCATGCAGAAGTTTCGATTCAGCATTCCTTTGATTACGATCTCTTGATAAGGCCATAATTTTATACCTGAAATTAGCTCTGTAGTTATCCCTATATTTGAGCGCAAAAACTTAGCTAAAGTTATCTTGGCTTCTTTATCTTCAAGAGTATCTTTTAGTCTAGAATATTCATCATTTAGATTTGGAATTATTCTATTGTATTTTTCTGGGGTATACCACATATTATAGCATTTTTAGATCATAGCAAAGCTGGAGATCGTATTTAAAGAAGTTCTCATCAGTAGAGAACATCTTTTCTATGATTCGAACAGACTCTTTGCGCCCTTTTGCAAATAAGAATTGCACATGGGGATATTTCTGAATTAACTCTCTGACATTATGGAATATAAACTCAGGGTTTACCTTTGTAGCTTTCTTGTATACATGAGGAAGATAATTAAAAGACAGAGCATTACTTAAACTCTCTTCTACAATGATAACCATGTTAGCTTTAGCTTCACTGGCTTTCTCAATCTCTCGACAAAACCTTTCGTAACCGGCGCTTAGTGTTCCAATAAAATCAGAAATAGACTTTCTTTCAAAATAAAGTTTGCCATCATAGCTTGGATGACTAAATCCATAATCTCCAAACTTAAGAGTACGAACTTCAGATGCCATATTAAATATAAACGGCTTCTGCTCTCGGGTATCAATGTAAATGATTGACCCTTTGGTTTGTAATGGTGCTAAATTATCTAAACTCTCTGGGTATATGTATTTATTTTTAAATCCAAGATCTCCAGCAAACTTATAATAGTCACCAAAAATTTCTTGTAAGTAAATAACACTTGGACTTAGCACACTACGAAGCTCAACTTGAGATGGAGTATATTCTAGACCTTTCTTTTCTTTTCTCTTAATGAGAAAGTCTTTGCAGTACTCTTTCTGTTTCTCTAGTGACTGAGCTTTGAGCCAGTTTTTTAGATTATTTTTATTGTTGAAGTCAGTATTAAAGTACTGCTCTTTATTCTTGTAAATAATTATGGACTTATCGAAAGCATCATAGCGAGGATGATGCTGTTGATAGTATTCTATTACTCTTAGTTTGTGAGCTTTGAGATGGCGATTAAAGTCTGCATCTAACTCATAAGCTTTTTGACATATTTTACATGTTTCAGCCATTTAACACCTCATCCTCTGAAATTCCTAAGATACGACACTTGATTTCATCCATTGTAGAGAGGCGATCTATTTCATTCTTTACCATCGCCTTTCTTCTTTCAGCAAGTTTTAATAATTGCATACGAGACTCTTCTTCTTTCCACATTTGAACTAGATTAAGGATGCTGGCGTTCTCTTTTATTTGCTTGCTAAGACGATCACTTCGCTTTACCTTAAGGTCATTAAGAAGTTTTTGTTGGCGAATGGTCGATTGGTTGTATTCGTCTCTTGCTCCGCTGATTGCTTCAATAAGAGCCATTGGCAATTTGCCGCCGCCATCAATTTCTACATCAATTTGATTTTGAAGAGTTTGAATTGTCTCTTGAATATTAGCAGAGATTACTACTTCAGTAGCTAGAACAATATATTGATCTACTTCTTCTTGAGTAAGGTCTGGTTTATCAAATGTATAACGGACAAAAGAGCTTTCAAATAACTCACGATCAATATTAGAAGAATAACTATTTATTTGATGCAAAAAACGATAAGTATGCATGTATCCAATGATAGCATTAATAGAAGCCTTCTGGCGTGAAGTGACTTTATCTTTATCAATGCCTTCATGAACATACTTGTTGATGCGAAAAAGCATTCGCTCAAAAGTTTTTGGCGGCATGTATTGAGAATCTGCAAGACTCTCTGTGTCTCTTTGTGATACTGGACCTGCTTGAATTACTTTCTGGTCAAGAGTTTTAATGAAATCAATTACAGTACGAGTCTCTTGACTGAGACTAGTAAGGTTTTGATTATTGAAAATACTTTTAGTAATCTCAAGTGCGCCCATTGAACCTGCATTGTTAGCAGCAAACTCTTTTTGATCTGAAGATAATTCAATCTTATCTTTTGCCAAGTATTCGTATGAAGCTCTTGCTTTAATTTGCCTTGTGGACAAGAACTCTTTAACTTTCTTACCGTGCCAACTTCTACCGTCTGCGCCTTCAACGTTAGGAAAAGCAAGCCTGACAAGTTCAAGCAAAGAAGGAGGATTAGTAGGGCGATTGTTCCACTCATTTAAAATTGCCAGCCTCTGTTGGTCATTAAGTTCTTGAGGTTGATTTTCATTTTCAGCCATAAATTTCTACTTCTCCATTCACAATGCACTTCTTAGCTTTTACAAGTATAGAACGCTTTAAGTTCTTTATCTGCTTGTATCCGGGGGAACGATTCTTTTCAGTAGTCTTGAATCCTAGAACTTTTGCGACTTCTTCTTCTCTCTGATTTCTCAAGCAAAGCATCTCATAAACTACCCACTCTGCTGGCTTTAATACTTTTCTCAATGCTGATGATAAACTCTGAGTGCTTCTTACAAGGTCGAAGCCTTCGTTAGTCATGTCGTGAACTTCTTTAATATGATTTTCAAGAGGAAGGGTTACTTTTGTATTGAAAGCATCTTTCTTATTGTTTTCCCAATGAGCATACAAGGGGCACTTCTTACACTGCTCTCCATATATTGAACAAGAATCGTCCCACTCTGCCGCCGCACACTTCAAACAAGGTCTAGCATAATTACCATAGTTGTTTCTTATAATGTTTTTTATTTGATTGGATATGATAATGTTTAACCAAGGGGCAAGGGGCTTTTTCTGATCATATAGGCTCCATTTTTTATAAATATGAATCCTCAATATCTGTTCAACGTCCTCGAAATCAATCCAAGACAATGCAGCAAGGTTCCACTTGTTTTTGCGTTTGCGAATTTCTTCGTCTACGATAGCAATGTTCTTTTCAAAGGTTTCTTTTTGGACTTTTTGAGCCATTTTATTTTTGCCTTAATGTACCGGCTTCTTTTTTAAACATTTTAAGAGTTTCTTTTACAGATAGACCTTCTGCTCCTCTTGATCCAAAACCTACCATGTTATCAGGCAATGTTGCGGCAATCTTTCCAAGAGATTCTTTTCTTGGGCCTTCTGCTTGATACTCAACTTGTAAACCGTTTTCTAAATCAGGAATTGATGCATCGCTTTCTTCGTCATCATTTTCATCATCCTGTCCGTCATACTCTTCTTGAGCGCGAACTTTATTTTCTCTTGTCTTTTTATCTTGTGGCTTTTCTACGATAACACCATAGAATGCTGTGCCGCAAGCAGAGCAAAATTTTGGTTTTGCTTGAACGTATAAATTAGGACTTCCACATTGAGAGCAGTAAATTTTTTGCATAATTCATTAATTTATTATAGTTTAATAACGGTAAAAAAGCAAGTGTAATTGTAATAGAATGAAGTATTCATTTAAGAATTACGAAAAAGTTGAATACACCATTAATTGGATCAAACCCCCTAAAGGGTGCTATGGTATATGTGATTCCCCAGAGATGGAGAATCCAAAGATTAAAATTGACCCCGGATTAACCAAACAAAAGACAGTCAACATTCTAATACATGAAGTATTACACGCATTCTTCTGGCAAGAATCTGAATCAAAAGTAACTAAATGCGCTAATACTTTATCAAGACTCATCCACCAAAGGATGAAACAAAAGTTTAATGAATGATTGACTTGTATTTAGTAATCTTATCAACAATGAATCGGGTAATACCACTTCTCATAATATCTTCTTGCCCAAGTTTAAAGTATTGAATGCCATTGTCTCGGCTATCTTGGTCTTGAAAGATATCGCAGAACTCTTTGAACCCAGACTTCTTGCCTAAGTCATTTTGCATAATAGTATCACCACAAATAAATAGCTTACTAAATTTACCCATTCGGGTTGCCGCCGTTACAAGAGAATCAAACATCATATTCTGACCCTCATCCAAAATAACGGAATTAACGTTAAAGGTATAACCGCGAAGCAGAGAAACAGGATAAGTTTTGATCCTTTCTTGTTTATTTAGTAATTCGATGCTGGACTTATTTAGTAATTCTTCTAGCTTATCAAATAGAGGTACGTTATAGAAGAAAGTCTTTTCGTCTAAGTCGCCAGTTAAGAAGCCAGTTTGACCATCTGTGCTTTGAATTAGGGATCGGATATATACAATATCAGAAATCTTTTTAGCCTTTAGTAATTCTAGCGAGCAATAAACACTCAGTAGAGTCTTGGCTGTGCCGGGAAGCCCATCTAGAATGATTATATTAGTAGACTTATCTAAAGCCGCTTGTATAATTTGTTCTTGTTTTGGAGTCCATTTTAATTTACGAATTTCAAAGTCATCTTTTACTTTGTCTTTTTGGGACACATGTGGGGAATTATCTTTTTTTGACATTTTAATTAGCCTTACTATTTTAATTACATGTATTATATATAATGAGGAACAAATTTCAAGTTACAGTTGTGAGCCCCAAGACTTGTAGAAAGAAGATTTGTTGCGAGGGGTGCGAACTGTCATATAGTAAAGAGGATTATTTATTATTCTTCACTGTTCGTAAACTTGTTTATTTTAATATGATTGCTGAAGATGGGAAGCAAATGAAGATTTGCGACTCTTGTTTAGTGTCTCTCGCTTCGATGACTTGCGCGAAATATGATTTACCATATATTACTATTATAATTAAAGGTGAGGAAAATACAAAACAAATAAATATCGAGTATACTGAAGACAAGTTATTCGAAGAGGAGTTAATGAAAGTATTTAAGAAGATTAAGTAGCTTATTGTATTTTTCGCCATTTCTCTCTTCTCGCGGTGAGTTAATTATTATATATTCCAGCATGTTAATCGCGGAATTGAAATCATTTCTATTTTTTAGGGAGTTACCTTCATAGGAAACTATCTTGACATTGCCTTTTATGTATCCTTTATTTGGGTCTATTCTATCTAATGATGCTGATCTCCTGTGGTCGATGCCTGATTTGTATAGGATTTCGTGGCCTAAAATGGGGCAGGTATTATTTTTAATGTTTATTAAATCCCCCAGCGTAAGGTTGAATTCCAGATTTTTCTTTTTTGAACGCTTTTTTGCTTTGCTTAAGATGACTTTTTTGAGATAGACTATCTCACCGCCATCTGTATTTCCCATCTTTTCTTTAATTTTATTGTATTCTTGGGAGTAGCAACAGGTGTTACATTTGCCTTTTACTCTGTTGAAATCTGTATCTTCTTTGTCAGCCCCGCAGACAGAACATTTGATTAACATTAGATATATCTACACAAGCTATATCTAAAAAAGGTATTTTTCACAGGGGGGTCCGGGGATTTTTTGACCCTGCAAAGTTCCTAGGTTCTCCGTTTTGTCTTATTTTTTGAGAAATAGGGGGGTCTTATATGGAGATATATATATTATTACATAGAGATAGTAAGTATTTATTAAATTAGGATAGAAGGGGGATATATTAATAAGAGAACAAATAGGATAAAAAGGGCAGAATGATAGAGTGATATATTAATAAAAGAAGGTTTTATTGATTAAGGGCAGAATGATTTTCATCCCCCCTCCCCCCACTTTCAGAAAAGAGGTCGGGCATTTTTTCAAAATTAGGGGGGTCTGTCAATGAAATTTTTTGGCATTCTTGGCAAAAAAAATACCCCTCTTTCGAGGGGCTTTTGTGTTGACTTTCCTTTGAACTAGTCGGCCAAATTGGCGACGTTTTCCAACGCGAAACAAAGGAACTGAGGTTCCCCCTTGTCGGGGGTATAGTCGTGAATGGTGGCGAGTTCCTTGGGGGTCGCTTCGCGTCCGTCCACAAGGTAGCGCGTGACCCGCTTGGCGGACGTAGGAACGGCGGCCAGATACAAGGCCCCGCTTTCCTTGTGCATGACCAGCCCGTCCTTGACCCAAGTGAACCACGGGGCCTTTCCCGCAGGGGCTTCCCCTGTCCGCTCCGGGAGTACGTTGGAGTACGTCTCGGGGCCAGCGACCGTCACGGTGATGCGGTGATCACGGGTCACACGGCCAAGGAGGGGATTGAGGGGAACGCCAGCGCGGCCCCCCTTGTTCATCTTGTGCTCTCCAGTCAAGAGGATGGTGGCGAGGCGACCGGCGCGGATAGTAGTGGTATCGATCATGTTTTTGTTTTTTAGTGTCATCGTCATTGATGACGAGAAGACAATCGCACGGGCGCATTTGATTGTCACGGAAAAAATGAAAGAAAAACAAAAAAATTTTCGAGCGTGGCGCACACTCCCCAAGGCGCGTCAAGCGAAAAATCCACAAAAAATTGTCAAGGAAAAAATGCACAAAAAATTGTCAAGCTCAAAAGAGTTGCAAGAATCGGGGACTCCGTTTTCTGCAACTCTCCTTTTCAAACAAGTTGGCACGGTCCCTGCTTCCCTAGCAAGAGCCGTGCCAAGTCTAGCCTTGGGTCACTCTGCGAAAAGATCGGCTTTGGCGCGGGAGTGGACAAGCATGGCATGAGTCTTGCTCACCTCCGTGGGAATGAAGGCGAGGCGGTAGGTCATGAGATTGAGAGCATCCTTGATGTCTTGCAATTGGCGCTTGCGGTTGGCGATCAAGGAAGGCTTGTCTTCAAGGAAAACGATGTCAGTCTCCAAGGCGACCAGTCCGCCAATCAAGGCGGCGCGGACTTCGGTGGCTTGCTCGGCGGTGATGATGTTTTGCATGATGTTTTGTTTTATAGTGTCATCGTCATTGATGACGGGAACACTTTCGCACTTTCGAATCTCATTGTCACCAACTTTCTCAAAGAATCTTTGAGTACCTAATTGAAAGACCAGCACGTTTCATGCCAAGTCTAGGTTGGCACACTCTTTGCTCCCCAGCATAGACTATGCCAAGTCTCCTCTCCGAGAGTTGCTAGAGTTGGGGTCCCCTTTTCCTGCAACTCTCCGTTTCTAGGTTGGCATGGCTTATGCTCCCCAGCACGAATCGTGCCAAGTCGGTTGGCACGGAACTTGCTTCCTCTTATACTACTATAAGCAAATTAGTGTTAAATCCTTATATATATACAAAAAATCCCCTGTACTAGTACAGAGGATCTGGTATTATTTGTTATTTGCGGATTTAATGTTTAATATTAGCAACGCAACCAAATATAAATATCAGGATAAATAGTATAATCATAGCTCGTCCCTATTGTATTTGTATTGCAATTTGGATAGGGCTTCTGTTATATGTTGCTTCTTTTCATTCCAGATAGAATGATCTGTTTTAATATTCTGACATGATTGTATTAGTTTATCGCATTCTTGTATAGCTTGTTCTAGTACTATCTGCAAATGAACCATTTCAATATGAGTAAGAGAAGTGTCAGGCATAGTGTTTATATATAAGGGTTTTAGTATTAAATGCGCGTTTATAGTATTCGCGCCCCACTGTTTATCAATTACTCGGCAATGTTAACAACATTCTCAATAGCAATAGTGAGAAACTCGGCTGGCTCACTAGCTGGCTTGTACTTATACAAGGTTTCTAGTTCTTCTTCTGTCATAGGGCGACCGTCTAATAAATATTCAATCTTACCAACATTGCTAGTAGGAATACCAGCGATATACAATTGGTTGGTCTGTTTATGAACAACGAGACCGTCTTTAATAAAACGAAACCAAGGCTCTTTACCCGCTATCTCATTACCCTTACGAGTTTGGATATTAGTATAAGTTTCCTCACCGGCAATTGTAATAGTAAAACGGTGATTCCTAGTGACACGCCCAAGAAAGGGATTTATAGCAATACCCTTGCGCCCACCTTTATTCATAGATAGCTCGCCCTGTAGTAGTATAGTGGCGATCTGACCGGCTTTGATAGTTGCAGTGTTAATCATATTGTTTATAAATAAGTGACGTTGTTGTTTATATAAGAACCAAACTGACTATGACAATTTAACATACTGCTATATATATACAATAACTAAATCTACTTTAATTTTCTACGTTAACGGAGGCTTGGCACGGCATCTGCTTTCCCGAGAGTTGCAAGTTTTGGGGTCTCCGAAATCCGCAACTCTTTTTTGCTTGACAGGTTTTGAATTTTTTAGTAAACCGCGAAACTTTTTTATATACATATATAAGAGAAGTCACTATTTGTTATTTGATCATTTATTATTTAATATTTGCTGATTTAATATTTAATGTTTGGCAAAAAAAATCCCCGCTGTATTGCTACAACGGGGTTTTGTATTTATTACTATTTCACCAATCTGAATCTTGACCAGTGGGGTCTTCGTCCCACTCGCGTTGCCACTCAGAATGACAGGGCTGGCAAACCGCGCTCCGTGCCTTTGGGGGCATCAAAACGCTGCAACGGGCGCAATGGAAGCGCTCTGCGCCGTTTTCGTCGATGACAGGGCATCCGCCAGCTTCGTGCCCACAACACGGATAATCTTCACAAGCCATATTGTTATTAAATAGTGATTTAGTTTATAGAACCATCGGGTTCAATTTCACGATACTCAGTAGAGAAACGAGTAACTCGCTTGACCATCACGATGGTCCCAAGATGCTCCGTGCCTTGCGCCGGTTGATTGTTGGCATCCGGTTCAAACGGGAGCCAAGTTGAGAAACGGAACCCTTTCTTGCCAAGGGCGGTTTCGGCTTTGCTTTGGGCGGCAGTGGTTTGATACATAGTGATTTTTTATTTCGTTGTTAACTACGCGCACAAGATGACTCATTTTCTTTCTGATTACAAGGGAAAACATGATTTGTCACACAAAAGTAACAAAGGCACTTGGCACAGTCTCTGCTCTCAGAGAGTTGCAAGAGTTGGGCACCCAGAAATCCGCAACTCTAAAAACCCTATTGTATTACTACAACAGGGCTATTCTATTACTACTATTTCACCATTTTTCAATAACAAAAGGTCTTAAGAGCGCTCCCCTTTGAAGCTTTTGTTTAGCACTAGTCAAACGATTTAGACGCGCAGTCCAAAACTCTGAGCTTTCAGCAGTGGTACACTCTTCAATGCGTTTAATAATAAAGTCCAGATTACTATTAATAGCACAAAATAAATCAAAGCTTTCGTCCCAATCAAGGTACTCGACTTGGGTTTCTGTTTCGTTTTCGATAGTTTCAATCATATTGTTTTTAAATGAGTATTAACTTACGATAAGACCTTAACACAGCCACACAGGATGTCAAAATTTATTTTTGATCAATTTACATACCTAATCGAGAGTTGCGCCAATCGGGGTCCCCGAATTCTGCAACTGTTTTTGTATAAAAACCCCCGCTATAGTAGTATAACGGGGGTCTTATCTGTTATTTATTTAAATAGTATTTAAAAGATTTCGTTGCAAACTGAATTGTTTTGTTCTGTTCTAATATTAGCAATAGTGTGAAAGATATCCAAAGCTTCTTCCCAAGTATTTAAATCAGAAACAAAATGAATCCAATCTTCTTTACTATAACATTCAACATAGACTTGATAACCATATCCTTTATTATAATTATCTTCCGCCAGTTGCTTCAGTTGCTCAATCCATTTTGATTTATCCATAGGGTGCCAAGATAGCAAAAAGAATGAAAAAGTCAATAGATTTGAGAGTTGCAAGAATTGGGCTCCCCGAATCCTGCAACTCTTTTAGCTTGACTTCTTTTCTCTTGACTTGTGGGGCGAAGCGCCCTTTTGTTCTATTTAGGGGATATCGGACAATATTTGCGATTATTTGAAATAATTTTTTGACAATCTCCACGAATCTGATACCGTAAGGACGATGAAACTAGAAACCAGCGCGAGCATCCAACGCAAGTTCACCTTTGAGATCCAACTTGAGGATCGGTACGACGTTTCCGAGATCGAAGTCCTTGTGGGCTTTGAGTGGGATTACGAGTGCAACCCTGACGAGATCCGAGGCACGGACTTCCTCGTCATCTCCGAAGTCATTTGGGATTGCGAAGGCTTCACTTGGGCAGAGGAGAAGGAGATCCAAGCCGCGATCTTCTCCCGCTACGAAGAGTGGACCCGTGAGACCGAAGAAGCCGAAAGAGAGGGTCGCTTGAACGTGGATTGAAAAGTCAAGAAGAAAATCACCCCGCTTCGGCGGGGCTTTTTTTTGAGAGTTGCAACTTTCAGCCAGCCCGAATCCCGCAACTCTTTTTCTGAGAAAAAGTATTTACAAGATTGGAGTTCCGTGTGAGACTCTTCCTCGTAATGAAAACACAACACGACAGCATCGACACCGCCAGCGACCTCCGCGACCTCATCGCGCAGACCCCCGAAGAGCTTGAGCCTTCTCGTCAAGACTCTGAGCCTTTGGTTGTGGTTGACGCGCAGTCCTTCCGCGAAATGCGCGTGGCTCTGAAAATGTACTTGTTCGAAATAAAGTACTTGACACACTACCGCCCAGAGTACCGGGAGAAGGTCGCCAAAGAGGCTCAAGACCTCTTGGACAGAACGGAATACGATAAAGTCAAGAGAATTTACTGAAAAATTCACCCCGCTACGGCGGGGCTTTACAGTTGCGCGTTTCGGGCACCCCGAAGCTCGCAACTCTTTTTTTTCTTTTTTCTTTTGACGAGTGGGCTGGTGTGCGCTAGGGTTTGGGCATGAAGAAAACGATTGAGTTCTTTCAAAAGGAAGTCTACGGCAACTCTTTGGAGTACATTGCCGACAAATCAGACGCAAAAATCATTTCCCAGTTGACAGGAAAGAAAACCATCACTAGTGTGGAGCGCGAGTTGATTCGCGACCTGTCTGGTGGGTTGGTCAACTTTAAACAAATTTTGCCCCCTTCGAATTTGAAGTGAGGGCGGGTTAAGGCAAGCGGCATGGTACGCAGGGAGATCCTGCGGCGGGTGTTGATAGTTGGGCCTTTAGAAACACTGCTTTTTCGGTTAGATTCGTGTCAAATGGTACGCAGGGAGATCCTGCGGCGGGGTTTTTTGCAAAGAGTTTGTTGTGATTCTCTTTGAAGGTTTTAGCCCCCATGAAACAGACACGAATCTTTCCGAGAGTTGCACAAATCCGCCACCCCAAATCCTGCAACTCTTTTCCTTTGACGGTTTTCCTAAATCTGATAATGTTTCCCCGTATGAAAAACAAATCACTTGTGTTTACCCTTATTTGCTCATTCTCTTTGACAACCTACGGGAAAGTCACTGAAGAACTATTTTTCAAAGCCCTTGGCAAAGTCGAGGCTTCTGGTAATCCAAACGCCGTCAACAAAAGAGAACAGGCTTTGGGTATTTATCAAATTCGATTTGCTTATTTCAAAGATTCGGGCGTAAAAGCAAGCCATAAAGATGTATTTGACCCCAAGGTGGCAAAAATGGTTTGCAAAGCTTATTTCGCCCGATACGAGAAAAAGGCTCTTGACAATGGAGACTGGGAAGTGTTAGCTAGGCTGCACAACGCCGGTCCCAACTGGCGCAAGAATAAATCATCTACTGATAAATACTGGAATAACATTAAAAAGAACCTGTAATAATATGAGCAACAAGACTTTTGATAGAATTATAAATGCTGTAATTGTATCACTCACCATTGCTACTGTTGTTAGTGTTACTGTGGTTTACAACATCATCTTTTAATAAAATGGAACTCACTTTTCTTTCTGACCCCGGCCACGGTTGGCTTCGTGTTCCTCATAAATTACTTGAAGACTGGAATATTGATATCTTAATATCAGAGTATAGTTATAGAACAAGAGATTTTGCTTACTTAGAAGAAGACTGTGATGCTTCTATCTTCATTGATGAAGCCAAGAAAAGGAATTACAAATACTCTATCAATTACAAATTGATTAAAGACTTCGATTACTATCTCAAAAGCGTTGGCAATCACTATAGATTCAACAATAACCTAAGAACAGCATGAATGGAGAACTAAAGATAACAATACAAGAAGTTGTAGACCTTCGTGTGGCATTAAATAATGCAGAACGCCGTATCAAAGAGTTAATGGCATTAAAGCATGAAGACTGGCATAAATTGTATCATTTAGATATTGATTCAATAGAAAAAGGAAAAGAAGCTCTCACTAATATAATACAAAGAGATTAAATCACACCCGCTTCGGCGGGTTTCTCTTTGAGACTTGCAGACTCTGGGCACCCCGAATGCTGCAACTCTTTTTCTTTGATTGTCGCGCCGTTTCTGATTACCTTGTCCCCGATGAAACTACTGACGAAACAACTCGCCGAAAAACTCAACAAGGCCGGTTCTGACGGCATGGTCCCCATTTGTAAGCTTTTCACCCCGTGGGGTGCCGCTACTTGGTTGATCACTGGGATCGAAGGTGGCATCCTTTACGGGTTCGCTGACTTGGGCATGGGTTGCGTTGAATGGGGCGGGATCGCTTCCGTGGAAGAATTGGAAGCAATCAAGGGGCCGCTTGGAATGACTATTGAGCGCGACTTGTACTGGCAACCCAAAGAAGGCATGAACTACTTTGAGCTTGAAACCCTCGCGGCCATTTAATAATAAATAAACATGAAAGACCTCACACTTCAACAGATACAAGCTAACTTAAAAGAATGGATGGGTGATAGTATAAAGCCCGATACCAGAAGCGGAAAACTTGCAGAGCGTACTTACATAAAGGCTCTTTTAGATACAGGCGCAAAAGTTCCACCGATTTGCATTATACTACTACAGAGTGGACGTAGTATTGTAAACTTTAAATAAATAACACGCCCCACTTCGGTGGGGTCTTAGAGTTGCAGACTTTGGGCACCCCGAATGACGCAACTCTTTTTTTTTGACTCTTTTTCCCACTCAGTGCTACTGTGTCCGCGTATGAATAACACAGTTAAAAACGCTATCCGCCACCTCGTTTGCAAAGCCTATGATGCTTTCGCACAAAACAAAACAGACATTGCCGTCACTTCTCTTCCCGGCTCTTCGTGGGAGTTTGAGAAATATGTGATAAATCACAAAGCTTATGGTGATACCTTTAAGAATAAATACTCTCTCGAAATGTCACTCTTTGAATGTGACTCACAACAATATCAAAGCAACCTGCGCCCCGTTTCTACTCTCTTTCCTCATAATAAGACTAGTGCTTATATACTTAACTGCTCTGGTGTTACATACAAAAACGAATACATAAACGCCAATAGTGTTAAATCTCTCAAATCAAAAAACATTTTCGCATGGTTTGACTTCTGTGGTAATCCTACAGAACACAATCTTGATTTGATTAAAACCGCCAAAGACAGAACAGTTACTTTCATTTTCACTTTTAACACTCACTGGCGGTGTGATAGTAACATTAGCCCGATTGTTATCAATACGGCTAACGAATACAACAAAGGATTTGCTATCCAATGTTATCTGTTGACTCTGGCAATAGAGCTTGGTTTGTCACTAGTCTGGTCGTTTGAATATGTGTCAAACCATAATCCTATGATGACTATCTGTGTCAGTAATGACATGAATGTTATAACAATTCGCTCTTTGCAGGTTAAAGACTTTATCACTCACGAAAAGAAAGACAATAAGGTCACTACTAATAAGACTAAATTGGTTCTCAATAAACGCGAATTGAGTGCTGTCTATGCGGATTTGAAAGAGCGTGTTAGTGATAGTGAAATCTGTAACAAACACAATATTAGTACAGGCACACTTGCCGCTTGTAAGGCTTGGATGACTATGTGGAAAGCTTGGTAATACAATAACGACTGGGGGGCTTCGGCCCCCCTTTAGAGTTGCGAGAGTTGGGCACCCGGAATCCTGCAACTCTCTGGTTGTTTATAAACAAGAACCCCCTAGTGTTAAACACTAGAGGGTGCTTTATTTGATATTTGCGGTGGTATTATTTAATGTTTTTGTATCTGACAAATCTGGCGCGAATAGTATTAAGACCTTTTCTAATTTGCGCTAGTTGCAATTTGAGTTTTGCTCGTTTGTTATTCAATAGCCTAATATTCTTTTTCATTTCTTTTAGGCTAGTGATTCGCTTTTCTAGTTTTGCTATTTGCTTATCTTGTGTCACTTTTATTTCCTTCTATTATTATTGTTAATAGTAATACTACTAATAGTAGTATAAGCATCTTAGTGTAGTTTGTAACTAACGTTTGTTACTGATTTATCCCAACAGGCGCGGCAAGATAAACATTTATTGTCTTGATTTGACGCAGGGCAGGTAAACGAATTATCTTTAGACACACCAGAAGTAGTTAATCCTAATGTCTTTGCAATGCCACTCGGCGCATTGCCATTTATCATTAGAGAAGAAAGCCGAATAGTTAAATTAGAAGGAATAGCACCAAACAATTTAACATAACTGCTAACAATAGAATACTCCCGAGTAGGAAGCCAGAACTTAATATGGGGAAGATTGTTTGCAATTTGTACTATCTTTGCCAAGTGATTTACAGATTGAATATCACCACTATCATGCCAACGAAAGAATCCGCTTGTTTCTTTAGCACTAATGACAACAGTCATTGCTTCAACCCATTCGGGTTTATCAATAGAATCGAATCGTTTTTGTAAAGCGTTTCTGACATTGGGCATGTTATAGAAGCCCTTTAGCGCATAGCACTTAGAACAAACACTATTCTTCACAGATACTAGTTTACTGCCTGTCTTGCAATACTTTGCAGGAATAGAATAAGAACGGCAGGGCATTTTGCTGGGCGCGGAAAGGCCACCAACGAAGGCAAGAGCGTAGTCAAGATTCATCGTGGAAAGGGTAGGCTAAGGCGTGAATCATTGCAAGCGTTTTTGTGCGAATTCTTTCGAGAGTTGCGCGTTTCGGGGTCCCCGTTTCTTGCAACTGTCTATGATTACTTAATTGTATAACAAAAGAGCCCTAATTACTAAATCAGGGCTTATTTGGCTTATTTGCGGTTAATCTTTTTAATATTTAGAGCTTAATGAAAGAAAATTCTTGATTCGTCTTTAAATGTAGCCTTGTCTCCAGCTTCATTCCATTCGATTCCATATGTCATTCCTTCTTCGACATGGTGCTTGTGTAGATAGTTGAAGCCTCTATATTGCCTTGCTTCCATCAATAGGTCAGTCACAAAGAACTGAAGAGTTCTACGTTGAATTGTGGCCTCATTCTTGCTATTGGTAAAGAAATCATTGGCTTTGAGTTTGATGCTTTCGAGACTGACAGTTTTGCGTTTATTCATACGGGGAAATAGTAATTCATCCCCATAGGAAATCAAAGGAAAAAGAGTTGCAAGAAGTAGGCACCCCGGCTGGCGCAACTGTCTGGAGACGCAAAAAGGGCATCCCGTAGGATGCCCCGTGCTGCTTCTATTTGGCGATCTGGCCTTAGTTTTTGGCGACGGCGGTGACCAGCTTCTTGAAGTCCGCCTCGACGAGGCTGGCCTTGTTGAGCGCAACCAACGTGCCCCGGTTGATGCGTTGCGCGAGTTCATAGCTGGTGGGTTCAACCTGATGGCTAGTGAATTGCGTCACGGCGTTGTACAGGCTCCAGAGGTTGCGGCCCTTGTCCTCGCGGTGAGAAGGATCGTTCCAGATGAGCTTGACCTTGTCCACATTGCGGTCAGCAATGACCTTGGCCTTGGTCAGGTTGTCGAGGATGGAATACCCTTGATCGTGTTTGATGGAACGTTCAGCCAAGCGGCTGAAGACGCTGGTGCTGTCCTTGAAGCCCTCGACAGCACCACTGACAACGTCCACAAGGCGCGAAACGTCCAGCTTGTCCGAATGCTTCTGAGTGAGGCAGAACTCATTGGAAAGGCTCTTGAGACCGTTGGTGCAGACAAGGCGGAGCATGCCCATCTCGAAAGAGACGCGACAGGAGCGGTCGAACGAGTTGTTGAGAACCAAGCGCAAACCAAGCTCGTCACCCACCTTGGGCAGCTTGACCAACTGGTTCTTGAAGTCGTACTGAACATAGACGCGAGCCCCGTCACGTTCGACGTAAGCCTTACGGGTAAACTCGCCAAGCTTGTTGTCCGCGAATGCGGTCTCGACGGTTTCGATCAGTGAGGAGTTCTGAACCAGCGTGTAGCGTTCAGTGCAAACGCCCAACACGGCCTTGGTATCGGTGCGGCGGTTAGCCATCCAGCCTGAATGCTCGCCTTCAGGAGTGAGGAGCGAGACCGTCTCGACAGAATAGTCGAGCTTGTCGGTCGCGGGGGTGAAGGTGGCGGCGGGGGTAACGTTGATTTCGTTCATTGAAGTGTTGATGTTAAGTGTTAACTGACGGGACATACCTTAGACGGCAATCAAATCGGCGGCAAGTCCTTTTCGCGTTTTTCTTCAGAATCTTTTCGCCTGAGAGTTGCCAGTGGCGGGGTGCCCTTTTTCTGCAACTCTTAATAATAAATAATTCTTGACAAATCTATTCTCTTCTTATCTATCTCTCCCCCTATTAAAACACACCAATCTCTTATTTCGCTTATTTGCTGGTATTATTTCTAATATTTACAATTAAAATTAACAATGTTAGGGCAATAAAAAAGCCCCCTTTATTTAGGAGGCTGGTCTTTATTATTTGGTTGGGGATGATGGAATCGAACCATCACAAAGAGCTTCAAAGACTCCTGCACTACCATTATGCAAATCCCCAATTACAAAAAAACCCACTAGTTATTTAACTAATGGGCTGTTATTATTTGGCTTATTACGCCTTAACGTACTTAACCTTACCAGACTTAACAGAAAGAATCTTACTTACTGGAACACGACGATCAGCATCAGCATTCACATCATAAAAAGAAACAGTCTTATTAGATGCAGATAGGATCTGAGCGCAGAACGTGGTGTTCTCCTTCTTAGAACCAACGACTAGAGTAGTGAAACGACCGGCAGTATTATTTAGTGTATCAGTTAATGACATACACTATATACTAGCTACCGGAGAGCTTTTTATACAGAAAAAATAAAGAAATTCCAATCAATGCAAACCCTGCGGGAGTTTTAATCAATAGCATCCCAAAGAATAATAAAGTGAGTATAAAGATTATTGATTGATCCTCTTCGATGTGCATGTTGATTTTATTAAAAAGAAAAAATAAGTAGAAGGCCCCGATTTTATGAGTTACGGCGCAGGTATCAGTATGAATAACACAACAAGACCTATTCTAGCAGACAATCTAGAGTATACTCATTACCCTTATTTTACTTCTACTTATTTAAAAATTAATTATTCGACTGCGTTGACGACGGAGAGCTTATATAGAGAAATACTCAGTTGATGTGCCCATGCGAATACAATGTGTCCATCTTCAACGTGTGCATTATTTAGCATATCATTGGTGATTTCGTGCTTGCAGTATTCGCCATCAACTTCGTAGCTAATTACAATCTTATCTTCCTCTGTGAGGATAGTCTCAGTGAGCGCGGTGAAACTAAATGGCCCCTGATTGATTTCGATTACATCCGCAGAAACGATCTGATTTGAGATCTTTTGTCCGCGAGTTGTTAGTGTAGTGATTATCATATACTTTTTATATTTTAAATTAAAGCGCGGCGAACTTAGAAAATCTATATAAGGTAATAGTTATATCACCATACTCATTATCTTGGTGATCTTTGTCGTCAATGATTATGACATTATCTTTGATGTAAGCCTTGTTGAGAGTTTCATTTGAGATTTCAGAAAAATCATCATCATCAAGTGAAAATTGAATCCCTTTGCTAGATATTAAGATATCATCAACAGAGACTCGTTGAATATTTATTCCGTGTTCTATCCCTACTGCATCCGCAGACATGATTTGATTGAGTATGCCTTGCGCTGTTTTCGTCAATTGTACTTTCATATATTTAGTTGCCGCCGAGGATCTGGGCTACTTCCCAGACCGCAAGACCATACTTGACGAATTGCTGCGTGTCAAGCCCCTCATATTTCATATAAGAGAGAGAAAAAGAATCATCTGTTTTTTTTATGAGAATCATGTTATGAGCAGGATATTTAATCATTTAGAAATGGCGTCCTCGACAGGGTTCGAACCTGTGACCATCCGCTTAGAAGGCGGATGCTCTATCCAACTGAGCTACGAGGACGTTAAATTAATACCCATTTTTTTCTCAGTGTAAAGTGACTAGAAACATTATCACTTGGGCGCACTGTATGTTTTCCGCAGATCAGGTCGCTCAGTTGTCTAATGTACCGGATTATTTCCAGTACCCTAAACTACGTCTTAGTGACGACTGCCCTCATTGCTGCAAAAGTGGTGGGCGAGGCGGGATTCGAACCCGCAGCGTTTCTTATGTAGCAGATTTTAAGTCTGCTGTGTTTCTCCAATTTCACCACTCGCCCAAAAAGAACACGCACAATCTATACTGCATCTACTATCTTGTCAACTACCTTCTTTTTATTTCTCCAGAAATCTGTAGTCGCATGACAATTACAGCATAAAAGTTGTAAATTATTTAATTCATTATTAGTTCTATCACCATCTACATGATGCATCTCTAAAGGAATCAAATTATTTAACCACATTGAATTTTTACAAATCTCACACTTGTGGGATCTTAATTTAATCAAATGAGGTTTTAATTTAACTGCTTTCGTATAGTCTTTCCAATCTTTTAATTGCTTTCCTCTGTTCCAGCTTTGACCTTCCCAATGTGAAGTGTCGATTTTTAATCTTTGAATTAATCTTTTTACATTGGCGTAATTGCCTCCTGCTGGCTTTAGTCCTAAAGCTTTTAAAAGACCTGCTATACTATTAACAGTTTTTGAAATACTTATAACATCTTCATCAGTATAATCTCTATATTTTCTCACATATAGAATTACACTAAAAGGAAGAGGTTATGAAATCTTTCTTGTGCGTCTTAATATTTAAAAGAACAAAACTAAAATTGGTGGGCCATGCCGGACTTGAACCGACAACCAAGGAATTATGAGTTCCCTGCTCTAACCAATTGAGCTAATGGCCCGTAATATCGTTTTATGTAGTTACGATACAGGCATGGAAATTTTACCAGAATCAATGCATCACTAGTGATCCCGCTACAATACCTATTAATATAATTGCAAAAACAGTTTGCAACTAATTAAAATGATAAAGAACAAAATTGGTGCGTCCGGTGGAATTCGAATCCACAACCACCGGCTTAAAAGGCCGATGCTCTACCGTTGAGCTACGAACGCATCTAAAGAACAGGGACAATTTACACTGCCCTACACTTTCGTCAACCCTTTTTCGAAAGTTTTTTTGGCTCTAGGGGAGGGACTCGAACCCCCAACCAACGCATTAACAGTGCGCTGCGCTACCATTGCGCCACCCTAGAA